ACAGACACTTCGAATCTTCGTTTATGCTGCAGGATAAAACCCGCATTCAGTCCAAGTATGAATTGGCCCGACTGTATGGGCAAAAAGCAGGTCAAGCTTTAATGGATAAAATTGAAGTTGACTTGGCCGGCCTTTACTCTGGTTTAACCCAGACACAAGGCACCGGTACGACTGCTTTGACTGAAGCGATGATTGTCCGGGCTATTCAGTATCTTGATGACGCCAAAGCGCCTCAAACAGAGCGATATTTTGTCTGCAAACCGGCGGCGATGAACAATCTCCGTCAAATTGCTCGATTTACTGAATTTCAGACAACCGGCGGAAGCAAAGCTCCGATGGTCGGAGGACAAAGAGGATTTGTGGTTAATTTGTTTGGTGTTGATGTCCATGTTACTACCAACATCCAACAGGTATCTGGCACGCCAGGTATCATTCACAATCTCTTGTTCCACCGTTCGGCCTTTGCGCTTGCAATGCAGAAAGATATTTCCGTCGAGGAAGACCGCAGGCCTGATTATTTGGGCACTGGGTATGTCGCTTCTGCTTTGTGGGGTTACACCGAAATGAGAGACGATCACGCAGTTGATTTGAGAACAGTTATTTCATCTTAATAGATGACCACCTGAGCACCAACCGATGAAAAAATAGTCGGAAATGGCCTCAGGGGTGATAAATTAAGTTCCTCGCTGAAGCGAGGTTAAGAAAGGAGGCCGGAATGGCCAAAAATTACATCCAGCGTCTTCAAGAAGAAAATGAAGCGCTGAAAACAGACAACGAAGAACTTGGAAAAAAGTTCGAAGAATTGAGCAAAAAGGTCGAGGAAATTAAAAAACCAGTAGTAGCGACTGCTCCAAACCAGACAATAACAGAGAGGAATGATTTGGAACAGGAAATTGTCGTATCTATTGAAAGAGAAAAAGAACCTGATGCGCAAGGCCGAGCAATTTATACCAAACATCAAATGAAAAAAAAGGACGCTTTAGAGGCATTGATAACTTATTACGCTAACAGAAGAAATAAAGCTGTCCCGACGCCTGATCCATTAGACCCAGTCAGAAACTGCGCTCCAGTCTTTGCCAGAATAACCAAAAGAGATGTTTCCACTGGCAGGAAAATGATTGCCTATAATGTTATGCCTTTATGGACGGCGGCAGAGAGAGCGATTGAAGGCAAAGTGGTCGAGCTTATCTCTCAAGCCGAATATGAAAAAGTGATGGCGTTGAAATACGCCGATGAGGAGAAGTTTAGAAAAGAATATAACGAGAAAAAAATACAAGCGGCAATAAAAACGCTTGAAAGTGTTTGAAAGGAGACAAATGTATCAATTTGAGAATATGGCCGATATCGCCGAGTCGGTCATTGTAAACCGACCTGGCAAGCTTATCAGCGTAACTATCAACCAAAAAGGGGCAACAGGCAATAAACTATCCCTTTGGGATGGGGCTGACGCTAATGGCAGAGAAATCGCTGCCATAGATACGACAGTTTCGTTGGGCAACTTTGATTTCAATGTAGTTTGTATGAAGGGATTGTTTGCCAAAATGGCCACAGGAACAGCAGCCAATGTCACAATTATTTACGACTGAAAAAGTCGAAACAATTAAAAACGCTCCTAAGGTTAGGATAAAGACTGAAAACTTGCAGGAAAAAGACTTATGGGTTAATGGTTTGAAAAAGATAATTACCCATAATAATAGAGATGGTTATGAAATTGGCACTTATAAATGCGTCAAATGCGGTCAGGAAATATCAGTCAATAAACCATTATTGGGTTTTGATAAATGGTGCGCCTGTGGCGGCAGACTGGATTTGAAGGATAAGATGAAAAGAAGCCAAGTTGAGGAAATTGTATCAAGACAAGTGGCTTATGCTTGCCCAAAGTGTGGCAAAATCTATCGCTGGCCGACAGATTGTTGTCTTGCCAAAGGAAAATTAACCCCAGGAGAAGTATTTGAGTTTAATATAAGGAGACCAAGATGGCCAAAACTTATAGCCAGTTAAAAAATATCTGTATTAGAAAAACTAAAGATAATTCCCCTGATGCTGTCAGCGGTTTTGAGGAAGATTTGAATATCGCTCAGCAGATTATTGCTTCATTGAGGGATTGGCCAGAACTTTACCAAACGCCTGGCACTTTATCTTTAGTAGATGGGACGGAAAAGTATAGTTTGGCTTCAGATGTTGATGAGATTGAGCAGATGAGAATTACTTCGCCAACCGACTATGAGAAAGAATTGCCAGAAGAGAGCAAGGAAGCTCATCGCGCTGTCCACCCTGTTACTTCCAATGACTCTAAAGCTGTGCCAAGTTACTGGTATTTTGACGAACCCTCCATCAGCAGTACTAATGTTGAAACCAAACAAGTCGGGTTCTATCCCATACCAGAACAGGCATACACCGTAACTTATTCTTACAAGAGAACTATCCCCGAGATGTCCGCTGATGGAAGCTATCCATTCTTCAATTCAAAATATCACGATATTTTAGCCGATTATGCCATTTGGCAGTATTACGAAAGAGAACCAGATGAGGCGGGCAATCCGCTTTATTGGCAAAACAAATGGGAGCAAGGCAAACAAAGAATGTTGGAGACTTATTATTCACAAAGCAAACACTTAAAGCCCATTCCTGGGCCAGACCAATATGAGGTAGTTTGATGGGATATTTTAGCGGTTTAAAACAATCTAAATACCGAACTGTGCCTATTTACAGCAGAAGAGCTTTAGAAATGGAGATTAAAGACTTTTCTTTGGGTATCAACACCAGAGATGACCAGCTTTTAATTGACGACAAAGAACTAAGCAATGGACAAAATATAGTTATTGACCGCGGGGGAACAATCAGTAAAAAGACGGGGACAACACTTTATGGCAATTTTTTAGGAACGACAACGGGGATTTTGGGTCTTTTTAACTTTGTCAATGCCGCCGGGACGCAGGAAAGGTTGGCAGTTTATGACACCAGTATTTATCGAGATGTGGCAGGAACTTGGACAGCTTTGACTGGGGCGACAATGACTACCAATAAGGCGGCAGATGGAGCTTACTTTCCCCTTACCGATAAGTTTTACATTCTTAACGGCACCGATGCGGTGGTTAAATATACCTCTGGGGCTTCGGCTGACCAGACAGACTCAAGTTTTAAAAAAGGCAAATATCTTGTTCATTTCAAAAACCATCTTTTAGTGGCGGGGGTCTCTGGGCAGGAAGATTATATCTGGTACACCGATTTGGGAGTGGATACTTTTTCCGCCAATAATTATTTTCGGGTAGAAGGAGAAGTTACTGGACTAATCGTTTATTATGATGTTCTTTTAATCTTTACCAAAAACAAAATCTATCGCCTTCAAAACTTTACTTTTGATGGGGTGGCAGCGGGACCAGAAGCTGTTTTCCCTTTGCCTGTTGACTTTGGGACGATTGCTTCCCGAACTATTAAAAAGGTTAATAATTTTATTTATTTTTTGGGTCAATCTCACGACAAAAAAGCCCATATCTATAAAACAGATGGGTATAAGGCAATTATAGTTTCTGACCGTATTGATACGACAATGAACGGAGTGGCAACAGGTCAGCTTTCCAGCGCTTGCAGTGGGGAAGACGGCAAATACTATCGTCTGTCAGTGGCGGAAAGCGGGCAAACAACCAATAACCTTGAAATTGTCTACGATACAGCACGGGGAATTTTTGTTTCCTTTAATCGGAAGTTAATTGCTGGACGAGCCGATTATGCCTGTTATATGACTTCAGAAACTTCAGGAAAGTGGGACATTTACGCAGGGACGCAAGGGACAGGACAGGTTTTTGAACTTCATCAACAAAATTATGAGGAATTGGCAGAAGAAAGATATTTGACTTTAGGATCAATTAATCAGGCAATTGATAGCAACTCTGCCAAAAGAGCGACTCAATCATTTAAATTAAGCAATTATAATACAACCGAAACTATCACACTTACTCAATTATATTTACGGTTAAAAAAAGTAGCTGGAACAACAACTGAATTGACTGTCAGGATAGAAACTGACAGCAGCGGTGTTCCTTCAGGAACTTTGGCCGATGATGATGCCACAGCAACTATTTCTGCTTTTACTGATACTTCTTATCTCTATAAAAAGGTATCTTTTAGCGGCGTAACTTTATCTGGCGATACTACATATTGGATAGTAGTTCAACACACAACTGAAGGTTCGGGTAGTTCTCAATATGCTTGGTCTGGTGATCCTTGCGTTCCTACTTACACAAATGGCAATATGGCTTATTATGCTTCTGGCGCTTGGACAGCAGATACAGGAACAGATTTGAACTTTGTTTTATATGTCCAGTCAGCGATTGATAGTTATGCCGACAGCAAATTATTTTCACCAGCAGGAGTAGGGAAAGAGTTTCGCCTCCATAAGTTTATGTCTCTTTTTTCGACAGCGGCAAGCTATAATGCGGAAATTGGGATTTCTACTGGCGTCTATTCAACCTTCAATATTTTTTTTGTTAATTTAGCTGATACCACAGCGGCTACTTGGGGAGGAGGAAAAAAGTGGAAAGGAGAAGCTATGTGGGGAGGCAACAAAGCCCTCAATTACTTTTGGAAATCTACTTCGGGGATAATGGGTCGAAATTTAAAAATAAGAGTAAGAAACAGAAAAGCCAACCAGCCATTTACTTTTAATGGCTTGCGGGCAGTTATTACTCGTAAAGCAAAATTTAGATAAGGAGAAAAAATGGGAAAATACACAGCGACTAATTTACCAAATGACGGCGAATCGATAGACGCTGCCGATGTCAACACCGACTTACAGGGTATAATTGATGAATTTAATGGTAATATTGAAAATGACAATATTAAATCTACTGCTGCAATTGCTTTCTCAAAGCTGGCTACCGATGCTTGGACTGCCAATGTGCCTGCTTGGACAGGTGCAACTACCAATCCAGTAATAGGCAATGGAGTGCTTATTGGAAGATCCATTAAGATTGGACGGATTGTTACTTTTTCTTTCGTTATTATAGCGGGTTCAACAACAACTTTTGGAAGTGGTCAGTATGCTATTTCATTACCTTATACAGCTGCCACAGTTACTAATCAAGTTTGGTCAGGTATCGCTGCAATGTATGATGCTAATAATGTAGATTATCTTGGTAAGATTTGTGTTGATTCTGCCGCTACGACATTAAATATCTCCCTTGAGGGAGCTACTAACAAGTGGGGTCCAACTGCTCCTTTTACAATGGTTGATGGAGACCAAGTAGATGGAACAGTCACTTACGAAAGTGCAGCATAAGGAGAAAATATGACAAGAGAACAATTAGCAGAACTTTATGGTCGTCATCAAGGTAGGGCTTTAACAGAGCAAGATATTGCCGCTTTGGGCGGTTATGGCGGGCAATGGTCGCAGATGTCCCCCCAACAATTTGAGCAAAATGTTATTTT